GCACACAAACCAGTCGCGATCGGCAGCCAAAACCGTCCGATTTGGGCAAGCCCCAGCCGGACGTCCGATCGGCCCGGCTCGAGCACGGTCACAGGCCCGTTCGGCCGGCCGCGGCGACGCCTCGACCCCCCCCGGCGGCCGGCTCGGCGCCCCCCTCGCGTCGGCGCGGCACCACACCCAGACCGCGGGCGGTTTTTGGGCTGCCTGCCCGGGAAAAAATCCGCCGAACCACACGGGCACGGGTGCGGGTGCGGGAGGTGGCGAATGAGCGAAGACGATGATCGGTGGGTCGGCCTTTGGAGCCTGCAGTTGGTCGAGGTGCTGCGCGCCTGCCAGGCGATCTGCCGGCAGCTGGCCGAGGAGGCGCTGATGCGGATTGACGTCGGGCTGGGCGACGTCCGTCCCGCTGAGCGCCGGGCGTGGCTGCTGGCCGAGCGGGAAAAACTGCAGCGGCTGCTCGAGATGTTGGGCGATCCGCTGTGAGACGCCGCCGCTATGAGCCCGACCGGCTGCGCCAGGCGCGTCCGTTCATGGCGGCCTATCAGCGGCTGCTGCCGGGCGGCGAACCTCGCGATTGGCAGCGGTTTCCCGACGCGCATCCCGACAAACCCCCGGCGGACGGTCCGCTGCCAGTTTTGCCGGCCGATTGGCGGGGAAAACAGCCAAAACAGCCAGAGGAGGACGAAAATGGCGGAGAAAAGCACGGGAATCGGTCCTAAAGGGCAGGCGAAGGCGGAAAAAGTGTTCAAAGAGTTCGGCAAAGGGCAGCTGCACAGCGGCGCGGGCGGTCCGGTGGTGAAAAACCCGAAACAGGCGGTGGCGATCGCGCTCAGCCAGGCGCGCAACGTCAGCCGCGGGAAAAAATGAGCCAGCCGCCCAACCAGACCAGTTTCCGGCGCGGTATCTCGGGCAATCCCGGCGGCCGGCCGGCGACGGCCGAGGTCTCGGCGCTGGCGCGGCGCTACACCGCGGACTGGCTGCGCGGGCTGGTCGAGGTGGTCAGGCTGCCGGTGTGCAAGGAAAACGCCCCCTCGATCATCTCGGCGGCGGTCGCGTTGCGCGACACCGGCTATCCCGGCCTGACGAAGGCAGCGCCCGACACCGGGCCGGCCAGCCTGCATCTGCACCTCCTGGCGGTCACCCGGGAAGCCCAGGCGACGCTGCAGCAAGTCGGGGTGGTGAGTGCCGTCGAGGAAGTGTCGGCGGGCTGGGGAATTGACGCCCACGAACCGCAGATCGAGGACACCTACCTGCCGCCGCTTGATGAGGCGATGCCGCACGAGACGCTGCCACTGTGGGACGCCGCCGCCGCGACGCCCCCGCCAGGAGCAGACGACCATGAAAACCACACGGGGGAAGCCCCAGGGGAAACCGATGATGCAGACGCTTTCGGCGGACCGCGTTGAGGCGGTCGTGGCGGCGCTGTGGCAGGCGCCGCACCGGCCGCAGGGACGTCCCGAGGCGCAGATCGCCCTGGTCTGCGCGCTGATCGCCGCCATGGGCGGCACGCGGGGGCAGCAGCCCGATCTGCGCGCGATCGCCGAGCGGCTCGGGGTCGGTCACCAGCGGGTCTACCGCACGCTGCGCCTGCTCGAGGCCAAGGGCGTCGTGGTGCGCAGCACGACCAGGCGCAGCCTGGAAATCCGGTTACTGGCATGACGGTTGAGGGAGGCAACATGCGCGACGTGGAAACCGTCCAGAACGAGCTGCTGGTGGCGCTGGCCCAGGCGGTGCTCACCCTGCATCAGGTGCATTTCGTGCCTGACCGGTTGCGCAAGCAGATCACCGGTCATGTCGCGGATCTGGAGGCGCTGACCCAGGACTATGCGCGAAAATGGCCGCCGCCGGACACGGCGGCCTGACCGGTGTCCCTCTGGTATTGTTCTGATTGCAAGATCGCGTTTGCGCCCGGGCCGTGCTGCCCGCGATGCGGCAAGGCGGGGGTGTGGCAGCCATGAGCGGCAACACATCCGCCGCTGACGCGCCGACGCCGGAGCAGCTCGCCGCGCTGAAAAACCCGTTTGCGCTGCTAGTCAGCCGCTATCAGCGCGACCCGGTGCGGTTCGTCCGCGAGGTGCTCGGCGCCGAGCCGGATCCCTGGCAGCGCACCGCGCTCGGCGCGCTGCAGCGGGGCCACCGCCGGCTGTCGATCCGCTCCGGCCATGGCGTCGGCAAAAGCACGTTCCTCGCCTGGAGCCTGCTGTGGTTCGGCCTGACGCGGTTTCCGTTCAAAGCCGTGGTGACCGCACCCACGTCTACACAATTGTATGACGCACTGTGGGCCGAGCTGCGTGGCTGGGTCGCCAAGCTGCCGGCGCGCTGGCAGGATCTCTTGGAAACCACGTCCGACCGCCTGGCGCTGCGCACCCGTCCCGACGAGGCGTTCATCAGCGCGCGTACCTCGCGCGCGGAATCGCCGGAAGCGATGCAGGGGATCCATTCCGATCACGTAATGTTGGTGATCGACGAGGCCTCCGGCGTGCCGGAACGCGTGTTCGAGGCAGCCGGCGGCAGCATGTCCTCGCCCGGCGCGATCACCATCTGCTGCGGCAATCCGACGCGATCCAATGGGTTCTTCTGGCGCACCCACACGCTGGAACGAGATCGCTGGTTCACCATGCGGGTACCCTCGACCGACTCGCGGCGCGTCGATCCCGGTTTCTGCCGCGAGATCGCCGAGCGCTACGGCGCGGAATCGAACGCCTACCGCGTGCGCGTGCTCGGGCAATTTCCGCTGGCCGACAGCGATACGCTGATCTCGGCCGAGCTGGTCGAGCAGGCGATGGCGCGGCCGGTCGAGGTCGACTGGGAAGTGCCGGAGGCGTGGGGCGTCGACGTCGCCCGCTTCGGCACCGATCAGTCGGTGCTGATCAAACGCCGCGGTGCTGTGGTGCGCGATCCGCCGCGCCGCTGGGCCGGGCTCGACCTGATGCGGCTGACCGGCGAAATCGTCAACGAGTGGAACAACACGGCACTGAGCGCGCGTCCCGCTGTGGTGGTGGTCGACAGCATCGGGCTCGGGGCCGGCGTCGCCGATCGGCTGCGGGAATTAAAAATTCCGACGCAGGACGTCAATGTGGCGGAAACCCCGGCCGCGGCCGGACGCTTCGTCCGCATGCGCGACGAGCTGTGGCAGGGCATCGCCGACTGGCTGGTCACCCGCGCGGTTGCTCTGCCGTATGACGAGATGCTGCGCGATGATCTCTGCGCGCCGCGTTACTCGTTCGCCTCCGACGGTCGTCTGAGAGTTGAGTCCAAAATGGAAATGCGATCACGGGGCATCCGTTCGCCTGACGCCGCGGATGCGCTCGGGTTGACGTTCACCGCCAGTGCCGTGGTGGCGATGGCATCGCGCGACCGCAGCTGGCGCGGCGCGCTGAAGCGCAACATCAAGGGGATCGTGTGATGGCGGCTGATTTCGACCGGTTATCGCTGACCGAGGCAATCCGGCTCTGCACCAGACGCCACGAAGAGCTGTCGTCCTCCGAAATCAAATTGATCGGCAAACTGGGCGCCGCCGAGACGGTGAAACCGGCCGAGGCGCTGCGCCTCGCGGCGGTCGTGCGCCGGCTGCGCCAGGGCAGCATCCTGGCCGAGATCGGCGCTGCGCGGGGTTCCACATGAGCAACGGTGACGAACCAACAGCCGTTCAGGCGCGGCAGTTCATCGCCGCGATCAACTCGGACTATTTCCACGACGTCTTTGTCGCGCTGCGAATAGAGTTCAGCTACAGCGATGAAGCCCAGGGGGAAGCATTAGATAAGCTCGAGGCGCGGCTGTTCGCGATATGCAATCTGCTCAAGCAGCGGCTGGAAGATGTGCCGGTGGAAAAATAGGCTCCCGGGCCGGGGCGCAGATTGCTCACTGCGTGGTTCCCGCGTGTGGTCACCGAGCGCGCCCGGTTTGTCGGGTCGGTGACGGAATGATGTTTGCCGCCGGGCTGCTGCTGGGTTTGCTGCTCGGCTGTCCGATCGGCGCCGCGGTGGTTTTCCTGCATATCGCCGGCTGGCGGCGGCCCTGAACGGTTGCGCCCGGCGCAGCGTGCGCCGATTGACCGGCGCGGCGCCACCATGGACACCAGCACCTCGTCGAACGCCGGAATCCAACCCAAGCAGGAGCGCTAGCATGCCCGTAATCAAAGGCGGTTACATTGAGTTCGAATGGCCGGGTCGTCCAGACATCGGCCAGCCGGGTGGTGGTTACTACCCAGACCAGGGCTTGCCGGGCGGCGGCTACTATCCCGATCAGGGACTGCCTGGTGCTGGCGGCCGCCCTGGTCATTTGCCGGCGTATCCTGGCAGGCCGGAGTATCCGAGCCAGGGTCCGGTCTATCCTGGGCGTCCTGTAGATCCCGGCTACGGGCTGCCTGGGCATCCTGGGCACCCGACGCATCCGGAGTATCCGGCCATCCCTGGCGTGCCTGACAACAGCCTTCCGGTGCCCCCTGGGGGGATTGGCCAGCTGCCAAGCCCGCCGCCCGATTACGCCAACAAGATCGTGGTGGCGGTTTACCGACCCAGCCAGGGCTGGAACGTGAGGTGCTACGAGCCTGGCCATCCCGATCATGGCTTGCCTGGATCGCCAGAGTACCCCAGCCAGGGGCTCCCAGGGCGTCCGGAGCGGCCACCGACAGCGGGCCAGCCGCCGACTGCCGGGCAGCTGCCTGGGGCGCCTCCCCCGCAGCAGGGTGGCGTGCCGGAACCGCGCCGCTGATGGTGTGATGCCGTTCCTCGCCGCTGGCGATCTGAGACCCTACTACGGTCGCGAGATCGACGGCGGCGAGTGCGTCGCGTTCGTCCGCCGCGTGACCGATCTGCCGCACACGTCGCGGTGGCGGCCCGGCGTCAAGGTGCGTGGTGGCGGTGTCGCGCCCAACACCGCCATCAGCACGTTCCGGCATGGCCGCTACAGCAACAGCTACGATGGCACGGCGCATTGCGCGATCCTGCTCGCTGAGCATGCGGACGGGCTGCTGGTGGCGGACCAGTGGAAAGGCCAGCCGGTGGCGCAGCGGGTGCTGCAGTTTCGCGGCGGCAAGGGCAGACCGGTCAACGACGGTGACGCCTTCCACGTCGTCGAGGTCGAGCCCGCTGGTGCCGGATGACTGAGGCCGCGGCGCATGTCCCGTCCGGCATTCGATATGCTGCGTGCCTGTTTTTGGCTGCTCGCGGTGATCATCCTCGTCATGGTCGGCGAGTCGGTGCTGGCTTTGGCGACATGCGGTTACATGGTGCTCACCGGACAACAGAAGATGGGCGCGTGCGTCGAAGCCGGTGTGGTCGGCCATGCGCGCGAGATCATGGAGCTGTCGTTGACGACCGTGCTGGCGCTGCTGCTGGCGGCGCGGAAAAACGGCGACGGGCCGAAGCCGCCGGAAGAAAAGTGAAGTTTGCGCCCGGCGCAGCGTGCGCCGATTGAAACCAGCCGATTAGGACGGTCACAGTCCGGTCATGTCAGACCGCATGCCCGCCTATCCGTCGACCGCGCCGTCGCCCGGCAATCGCCCTGAACGCGCCGAGAGCTATTTCGGCACGATGACGGATCCGGCGCTCGATGTGCCGCTGCCACAGGGCCAGCAGGCGCAGCACGAGGAGGTCATCATTGCGCCGGCTCCGGCGCTGAGCGAGCAGCAGATCGAGCAGCTGCTCACCGTGCAGTTCCGCCAGGCCAAGGTCTACGACGACCGGCTGACCGTCGCGCGGCAGTCGGCGATGCGGCTCTATAACGGCGAGGCGCTCGGCGACGAGGAGGACGGGCGCAGCCAGATCGTGCTCACCGAGGTCAAGGACACGATCAACGCGATGATGCCGACCATCATCCGCACGTTCTGCGGCTCCGAGCATCCGGTCGAATTCTCCCCCCGCGCCGACGGCAACGACGAAGAGGCGAAGCAGGCCACCGACTACGTGCAGCATGTCTGCTTCATCGAAAACGACGGGTTCCGCGCGGTGCACGACGCCGTGCTCGACGCCTGCCAGCTGAAAGCCGGCTGGATCCGCTGGTGGTGGGACTATCAGGTCGACATCAAGACCGAACATTATTTCGGGCTGCTCGAGCCGCAGGCCGCGGTGCTGCTCGGCCAGCCTGGCGTGCGCGCGCTGCGCGTGGTGCGCCGGCCGGCGACGCCGGACGAAAATTTCGGCGTGCAGGCCTCGCCCGAAGCGCGCGTGGTGCAACTCGACCCGCAACGCCCGCTGCTGGTCTACGATGCGACGATCACACGGCGCAGCCCGCGCAATCGCCCGCGCATCATGGCGGTGCCGTCCGAACAGGTGCTGATCGATCCCGACGCGACGGGGCCGCAGGACGCGCGATTCCTGTGCTACTGGCGCATCGTCACCGTGTCCGATCTGGTGGCGCTCGGGTTCGACGAGGCGCTGGTCAAAACCCGCATCACCCAGATGCAGCAGCAGCAGAACCGCGTGACGCGCCGCCGCGACCGCCTGGCGGCGATCGTGCCGCGGGCGCAGTCCAGTGATCCGTCGATGCAATTGGTGCGCTACGCCGAATGCTGGATGCGGATGGACTATGACGGCGACGGCATCGCCGAGATGCACCGCGTCCACGCGATCGGCGACTATTCGTTCCTGCTGCTCGGCCACGAGCCCGCGTCGCATGTGCCGTTTGCCAATCTCTGCCCGTTCCTCGTGCCGCACCGCGCGATCGGCGAGAGCATCGCCGACCGCATCGGCGATCTGCAGCGCGCCAGCACGCGGGTGTTCCGCAACATCCTCGACAGCATGGCCGAATCGATCCATCCGCGCACCGTCGTGGTCGACGGCCAGGCCAACATCGACGACGTGATGAGCACGGAAATGGGCGCGGTGATCCGCGAGCGTCAATCGGGCGCGGTGCGCGAGCTGTCGAAACCGTTCATCGGGCCGCAGGCGCTGCCGATCATGGAGGCGCTGCAGGCGGTGCGGGAATCACGCACCGGGGTGACCCGCACCAGCCAGGGGCTCACCGCGGACGCGTTGCAGTCCACCACGGCGATCGCGGTCAGCGCGCAGATCATGTCCAGCGCTGATCGGCTCGAGTTCATCGTCCGGGTGATCGCCGAGTGCATGCGCCAGGTCTATGACGGCGTGCTGCGGCTGTGCTGCGAGCATCAGGACCGCGCGCGTACGGTTCTGCTGCGCGGCAAATGGGTGCCGGTCGATCCGCGCGCCTGGATGTCAGGTTTCAATATCATCACGAAAGTGGGGGTCGGCCGCGGCACGCTGGCCGAGCGGGTCGGCGTCTACGGCACGATCCTGGCGAAGCAACAAGAGGCGCTGACCACGATGGGGCCGCAGAACCCGCTCTGCACCCTGGGCCAGTACAGCAACACCCTGCACGACATGATGAACGCCGCCGGCATCATGAACACCGGGCGGTATTTTTCTGCCCTGCCGACCGATTTCACGCCGCCGCCACCGCCACCACCGCCGCCGACACCGGACCAGCTGCTCGCCCAGGTCGAGATGCAGAAGGTGCAGGCCTCCGTGATCGACGACGCGCGCGACGCGCGCTCCGAGACGCTGCAGAAACTGCTCGAGGACGACCGGCTGCGCGACGAGGCGCGGATCAAGGCGCTGCTGGCCGCGGCCGACCTGCAGGGCAAATATGGCATCACGGTTGACCTGGCTGCGCTCGGCCAGCTGCTCGATCGCAACCCCGCGGTCGACGCGGCGATGCTCTCGAGCGTCACACCCACGCCAGGCCCCCCAGGAGGGCCGCAGGCGCCGCCAGGCCCGCCGGGGCCAGCTAGCCCCCCGGGACCGCCCCAGACGCCGCCAGGCGGCTCCCCGGCCGGTCTCGCCCCGAGAATCGCCCCAACGGGACCGCTGCAGCCGGGCGCGGGGCCTTCATTGGCCAACGCCCAGGCGTTCCTGCCGCCGCCGCTGATCCAGGCGCTCGCCGCCGCCCAGCGTGACCAGCCGCCGGTTAATCCGCTGGCCGCCGCGGCTGGTCCGGCCGGCGTCCGCCCGGCCGCACCGCCGCCCACGCTGCGTCCCGGCGGAAGCATGTTCTGATGGCGAGCCTGCTGGACGATTACGGGCGAGAGCTGCCGGACCTGTCGGGGCAAAACGTCTCGCTGCTGACCGGCGGCCCCTCTGGGCGCGATGTCGGCGGCTTCCTCGACTACCTGGGCAAGCAGATCGGCGACGAGAACCTCCGCAAGGCCGGCGTCGATCCCGACGTGGCGCGATTCTGGCAAGGCGCGGTGGCTGAACATCCCGAGCTGCGGCTGCCGGCGAGCCCCACCGCGCCTTACGTTCCGCAGCCGGGCGTGCCTGTGCTGTCGGGCGGCAGCAACGCCGATCCCTACACGCCGTTCGACCCGGCCGCGGCGATCGACCGCATCAACCAGCGCGCGCTCGGCGATATCGGCACGCAGTATGGCGGCGCGTTCGAAGGCGGGCTGAAAATCCCGACGCGCGCCGGCAATATCGCCCGCGTCGACGTGCGCGGCCCCGGCAACGAGCTGCAGGACGTCAAACCGATGACCGGGCGCGCGATCGGCTCGCTGCTCGACGAGCATCTCGCCTCCGGCGGCGTCGATCTCTACGGCGGGCGTGGTACTGGTCCGGCGGACGTTACCGTCACGCTGCCGCCGGGCGTGACGCGACCTGCCGATATCGCCGCGCGTGGCCAGCAGATGGTCGACCAGGCGACCGCCATGACGCAGAACGTGCCCGAAGGCGTGACGCCGCCGCGCTACTGGTATCAGGCCGGCGCCGAGGCGCTGCACGGCGCGACCGGGCAGGATCTCGAGGCAACCGAGCGGCTGGCCGCGGCGCACGCCATCACCTCGCCGCAGACCGACGTCGCCGGCAACAGCAATTTCGCGGTCAACGCGTGGAATCAGTCGCTGCTCGGCCAACCGATCGCGGTGACCAATGCGCAGCGCAACGCAGCGCTCGAGGACACGCTCTATGGCAGCACGCTGCCGGCAACGCGCAAGACCGGGCCGTTTTTCGAAAACCACATGCGCAATCTCGACCCGACGATTGCCAACAACCTGACCAACGACATCTGGCAGATGCGCCAGGCCGGCTTCACCGGACCGACCGGAGGGCCTTATTCGGCCACGCCGGGCGTCGGCGAGGACAACTACGTCCGCATGATGGTCGACCGGGCGACGCGACAGCTCAACGCGGGAGACGTCGACGGCGGCGGCTGGACGCCGGAGCAGGTACAGGCGGCGCTCTGGGTGCATGCCAAGACGCTGCAGGAAACCGGCCAGGCCACCCCGGCCTCCTACAATTTCAAAGACGCGCTGGAACGCCTCCACGCCGGCCAGAGCAATGCCCACGAAGCCGGGCCGGCGCTGCTGGGCGACGCGCACGCCGATCCGCAGGCGCAGGATGCGTTCCGCCAGGCCGCCGGCAGCCTGCTGGTCGATCCACTGGGGCGTGACGTCGTCAATGCCTCGCTCGGCATGCTGACGCCGCCCAACAAGCCGGGCACCGCTGCCGTGGCGATGACCGCCGACGGCATCAAGCCGGCGTCGCGCTCGCTGATGGACGCCTCGACGCTGATCCGCGCGACCCTGCTGCGCCAGCCCGACGCGCTCTGGACGGCGCATCCCGACGTCAAGGGACTGCCGAGCATCCCCAACGCCAACGTGGTGCATGCGTTCTCCGGCAATCCGGCGGACTACGCTCCGGCGTTGCGGGAAGCGCTCGACGCGGCCGGCGGCGGCCTCGAGCACGCCGTGCTGGACCTCACGCCGGGTGGCGTGCGGGCGCTCAACGTCAACGAGCGTACCGGGCTGACCAATCCGGATTTCCAAGGCATGGTGCGGCGTGCTATTACGCAGGCGGGCCTACCGGCCGACCTGAAGCGCGCGAGGGCAGATTATGGCTACTACACCCACGACTGGACCGCAGACCCTACCGGGTCCGGCTATATCGCGCGGCTTGCCCAGCTCCCCCCAAACCTCCAGCGGGTTGGCGACCAGCTCTTCGCCCAGCTTGGCGGCCGCATCGATGCGGCGGGATCCGCGATATCTGGCGGCCCGCGAGCGGCGCCTGGCCTTCCAGGCGGCACAGGCCCCTGGAGCGTTCCCGGCTTCGCGCAAGCCGTAGGGCCAGCGGACCAGCCGCTGCCGCTGCGCCCCTGGGTGCAGCGCCCCTCACCGACCGATCCCGGCTCTAGCCTGCTCAGCCTGTTGAGCGGCGCCACTCCATGAGTGGGGCTGAGCCCGCGCCGTTCCTGATGACGCGCGAGGAGCAGCTGCGGCGCGCGCACGAGCTGCTCAACGATCCACTGCTGCAGCAGGCGTTCCTCGAGATCACCGAATCCGCGACCATGACCTGGCGCACGACCGATAACCCGGTGCAGCGCGAGCAGCAGTGGTTCCTCATCCGCGCGATCTTCGAGCTGCAGCGCGTGCTCGAGGGCGTGCTGACCGATGCGAAAGTGCTGGAACGCCGCGACCGGCGGATCCGTGGGATGAGAGGGTAACGATGTCAGACGCACCGCAAATCACCGGACCGTCGAGCGATCCGCCGTTCCGCTCGCGCGAGACCAGACCACCGAATCTCGGGCTCGGCATCGAAGAGGCGCTGGCCAAGCTGCAACGCCGCCGCGCCGAAGAAGCGGGCGCCCCGCCGGCAGCCCAGGGTGGGCCGCCAGCCGGAGGCCCGCCGCCAGCGCTGCAGCGGCAGCAGGAGCCGCCGGCAGCGGACCGTCCGCCACCGCCGGCCGCGCGGGCAGCGGACCGTCCGCCCGAGCTGCCGCCGCCGGACGCGCAGATGCCCTACACCGAGCAGCTGCCGCGGCGCCACGACGACCCGCAGGACGACGCGGCCGGGCTGGTCGTGCAGGTCGATGTCGATGGCCAGCTGGTGCCGGTGACGGTGGACGAGCTGCGCCGCGGCTATCTGCGCGAGCACGACTACCGCCGCAAATCCCAGCAGCTCACGACCGACCTCCGCCGCGCCCAGGAGATGCAGCAGCAATTCGCCGCCGCGCGCCAGGCGCTCGAGGCCCGGCTGCCCGCCTACGCCGCGCCGGCTGAATTTGCCGCTCCGGTCGATTGGGAAAAGCTGGCGCGCGAGGATCCGATCGGCTCGGTGCAGAAAATTGCCCGCCTGCTGGCCGCGCAACAGGCGCAGGCGGAAGCGCAACAGCTGGCACAGGCGCGCGCGCAGGAGGAAATCCAGCGCAAACACGCCATGATGCAGGCCGGCCACGAGGTGCTGTGCCGGGTCATCCCTGGCTGGGCAGATCCCGCCACGCGCACGCTGATCCAGCAGGCGATCGCGCAGCACGCGGTCAGTCTCGGCTATCCCGCCGAACAGGTGAGCAGCGCCGAGGTGCTGGATCCGCGCGAGATCCTGATGGCGTGGAAATCCATGAACTACGATCGCCTGATGCAGGCGCGCGTGCAGCCGCAGCCGGTCGGCGCGCGCACGGTCAACGGCAACGGCAGCAATCGCCGCCAGCCGCAGGCCGCGGCGCTCTCCGAGCTGGAAGAGCGGTTCCAGCAAACCCATCACCTCGAAGACGCGCTGGCGGTGATGAAAGCCCGCGACGAGGCCAGACGGCGCCCCGACGTGCCGCAGCTCGGCCGGCTGCGCTAAAGTTTCCGCCAAACGAATCCGCGGACGGACCGCGCGGAACCTTGGCCCGCCGGTCTCGCGGCGCATCCTCCCTCACAGGGCGCGAGCCGGCGGGTCTTTTTGTGCCTGCGGCTTTGCGCCCGGCGCAGCGTGCGCCGATTGACGCGCCGCGCGGTGATCTCGGAAGCTGCGCCCCGCGACGCTGCGGAGTCCTCTGCTTGCAAGACCACACCGCACCGCCGCACGCCGACCCGCACGCCGCCGGAGTCCTCTGCTTCGCATGACCACACCGCGCGCCGTGTGAGCGACTGAGAGCCGATCAAGGCCGGAGTCCTCTGCCTCGCGCATGACCACACCGCGCCTGCTGGCGGCCTGCTGATCGCATCCCCCGAACGCAACCCCAGGCGCGCGGCTGGAAACCGCGCGCTCCAGTTCAGGAGTGCATCCGCATGGCCGTTCCCCCGCAGGGCGCCGCAATCGCCAACACCGTCATCACGCCACGTACCGGCGTTGCCAACGTCCGCGAAGACCTGGCTGACCTGATTTATGAAATCGAGCCGTACGAGACCCCGGTGGTCGCGGCGATCGGCAACCGCGAAGCCGAGCAGCCGGTCACCGACTGGCTGGTGCAGCAGCTGAACGCCGCCGACGACAATGCGCAACCGGAAGGATTTCGCTATACCGCGCAGGGCGCGCGGGCGCCGGATCGATTTCAGAATGTCTGCCAGATCATGTTCCGTGCCGTCACCGTGTCCAACACCTTCCGCGCCTCCAACAGCGTCGGCGGCGACGAGTTTGATCGCCAGACTTTGCTCAAGGGCAAAGAGGTTCGTCGCGACCTTGAGTGGGCGATTACCCGGGCGGGGATCAAAACCACCACCGACCCGCGGCGGCTGAGCGGCTTTCAGACCTGGGTCACCAACGGCTCGATGGGTGCCACCGGCTCGCTGCCGGCCACCGGCAACGGCACCGCCGCGCCGGTCGCCGGCACCGCCCGCGCACTGACCCTCGACATGATCGCCGATGCCATGCAGCAGGCCTTCGTGCAGGGCGGCCATCCCAGGCTCGCGGTGATGAGCCCGCGCCTGAAACGCGTCTTTACCGCGCTCGCCCAAGGCGGTGCCGGAAACGCCATCGTCGCGCAAAATATTGTTCAGGCGACACAGCCCGCCCCGGTGACCATCGTCGGCGCGGTCGACGTCTATCTCTCCGACTTCGGCCGGCTGCAGACCGCCCCCGACATCTTCATGCCCGACAACGTCATCGAGCTGTGGGATCCCGACTATGCCGAGATCGCCCCGCTTCCCGGCCGCGACATGGTGCAGGAAGAGTTCGCCCGCGTCGGCGACGCGGCGGATGGCGGCGTCATTTTCGAAGGCACGCTGCGCATGACCGCGCCGCGCGCGCACGCCATGGTCGGCGACCTCTCGTAACATGGCGCGAGGGGGAAAATTATACGACAGCGTCTCGCCGCTGGCGTTGAGCCGCTGCACGGTGTTCAGCGACAGCGAGCCCGGCACACAAGTGATCCGGCACCACCAGAACGTGGTGCCGGTTCTCGAGCAGAACAAACGCGACGCCAACGCGTTCGAACCGGGACCGCGGCCGGCGGGGCTGCGCCACATCGCGCGCATCCCCAACGTCGTGGCGCTGCAGCTGATGCAGCGCGGGCTGCTCGACTACCGCGGCCAGGTCGCCGACGAACGCGGGCTGCTGCGATTCCTCTCCGATCCCGACAATTTTTTACTTCGCGTCGACAACGGCCGGCGGCTGGCATGAGGGGCGTGCAGTGAACCGCCTGCAGCTGAGCACCGCGGTGATGGCGTGGCTGCATCGCCTGGCGTTCCGCAGCCCGGTCGCCGATTTCGACGCGGTCGGCACCTGGGTGACGCTGGCCGAGCAGGACATGAACATGCGGCTGCGCGCCCGCTGCATGATCACCCGCGTGTCGCAGCCGGTGATCGGACAATACACGCCGCTGCCGTGCGATTTCCTCGAGGCCTACGATGTGCGCCTGGAGAACGGCCCCGAGCTGAAATATCAGCCGCGCGGCATGATGGCAAACGCACGCTGGGCACGCATCCTCAACGTCCCCGGCGATCCCGCCTGGAGCGGCTATTCTCCCCCGTCGATCCCGTGGAACAACGGACAGCCGAATTTTTATTCGATCGTCGGCGGCGAGATGGAGCTGAGCCCGTTTCCCGACGCCGGCAATCCCGCGCCGCAGCTGCCCAACCTGCAGCTCGCCTACTATCAGCGCCAGGAGCTGGGATCCGCAGATACCGACACCACCGCGGTGCTGACGCAGTATCCGGCGATCTACATCTACGGCACGCTGGTGCAGTCCGCGCCGTTCCTGCGCGACGATCCGCGCGTCGCCACATGGTCCGGCCTCTATGAGGCGGAAATCAACGGCGCCAACAGCGAAGGCGAGCGCGCCCGCTGGCAGGGCACGCGGCTGCAGCAGCGCTACGCGAGGCTGGCATGATCACGCCAGCCTCGTTTCGCATCGTGGCGCGGGCAGTCACGCCGAACGCGCAGGGTACATTTTCTACATATCTCGCTGGCGGTCTGCTCAATCACGCGTTTGTCGGCGGACAGTCCTATGTGCCGCCGGCCGCCCTCTATGTGGCGCTCTACACCGCCAACCCGACCGCGGCGGGCGGTGGCACCGAGGTGTCCGGCGGCGGTTATGCGCGCCGGGCCATTACCTTTGGCGCCGCCTCCGGCGCGCCGGCCACGGTGAACAACAATGCCGGGGTGCAGTGGCCGGCGGCCACCGCCGACTGGGGGTTGATTTTTTCCGCAGGCGTGCTCGATGCGGCGACCGCCGGCAATCTTATGGCCTTCGGTCTGATGCTGACGCCGGACGGGATCACCGCGACGCCCAAGCTGGTTTCACAAGGCGACGTGTTCCTGATCGATACCGGCACGTTCGTCGTGGGGCTGGTCTGAGATGGCGAGCGTCTATGGCCGCGGCCTCTATAGCGCAGGCGCCTACAGCCGCGACTTTTCCAAGAGCCGCAACACCATTGCCGGCACGTCGTTCATCACCGTGCAGGCCTCCGTGCAGCATCACGCGCGGGTCAACATCGTTGCCGCCAGCTCGGTCGAGGTGACCGGCCGTCTGCTGTGGCATCGCGTCCCGGTGGCACCGTGCGACGGCGCCTGGACGCCGCTGACGGATCTTCCGTGCCGGAGGACGGCATGAGCGACATTGACGTCACCCCCAGCAATATCACGACGCCGAACCTGGGGCTGAACAAGCCCGCGGTCGGCGGCGACGACGACATCTGGGGCGGCCTGTTAAACGCCAACGCCGACACGCTGGACAGCGCCGTCACCGATCTGCGCACCGAGGTCGGCCAGCTCTCCGGTGCCTTGCTGTTCATCGGCACCTACGACGTGGCGGCGGACTATGCGGAATTTGCCGCCGCGTCTGGGTTCCCCAACGGTCCGCTGCCGCCGGCCAGTGCCGCCAATTTCAATTCGTATCTGATCGCCACGACGGCGGCGACCGGCCACGGCAATGCGCCGGCCGTCGCGTTCAACAAAGGCGACTGGCTGGTCTCCGATGGTGTCGAGTGGGTGCATCTGGCGCTCGGCACGCCACCCGGCGGCGCGATCGCCGCGTCCACCGTCACCGTCACCCCGGCCGTGCAGGGCGCCACCAACGTGCAGGCCGCGCTGCAGCAGCTCGACCAGACGCAGGCGAACCTTTTACCCCTTGCCGGCGGGCAGATGACCGGCGCAATCACCACGACGCTGGGCAATGCATCGGCGCCCGCGCTGCAGGTCGGTGACAAGACCGCCGGCCTCTGGGCGCTCGGCGGATCGATGTTCGTCAACGCCGGTTCGACGTCGGTTTTGCAGCTGAACGCGACGACGGTCACCGCGACCGTGCCGATCGACATGGGCGGACATCTTGTCCGCAACGTCAATGCGCCGATTTCCGGCATGGACCTCGCCAACAAGCAATACGTCGACACAGCGGTGGCCGGAGGCCCTAGCGCAGGTAACGTCGGTCGCAACCTGCTGCACAACCCGCTGTTCAATGTGGCGCAGCGTGGCGCGGGGCCATTCACCGTTTCAGGCTACACGCTGGATCGTTGGCAGGTACTCGTCTCTCTTGACGCAGTGAGTATCGTGCCAGCCGCGTTTTCAGATGCACAGCGCGCAGCGATTGGTGATGAGGCTGCGATTCAGGCTCTCTACAACACGTTTACCGGCAATGCGGGAGCGGCGTCTTACAATTTTATTGTCCAGCGAATAGAGCGTGTGCGCCGTCTCGGGGGGAAGACGGCAACCGTTTCATTCTGGGCATTCGCTGCATCCGGAACACCAAAGCTCGGCGTCTCGATAGAACAGATATTCGGAACCGGTGGCGCGCCATCTGCTGCTGTGCTGGGTAACGGTCAGGCAGTCACGATCAGCACCACACCGACCCGCTATACACTGACGTTCAACATACCATCGACATCAGGCAAAACGCTCGGCACCAACAATGACGACTTTACCCAGGTCTGCGTCTGGTATTCATCTGGCACCAATACTGCGACGCGTGCAGGCAACATTGGCGTGCAGAGTGGTTCCGTCGGTATCTGGGGCATCCAGCTGGAGATCGGCAGCGCGGCAACGCCACTGGAGAAGCCCGATGCAAGCTATGATCTGGCGAATTGCCAGCGATTCTATCAGGGCGGCAATATGTCGCTGCAAGGTTATGGCGCAACTAATGCGACATTGGCGATCGGCAACGCTTTCCCAGTGACGATGCGTGCGACGCCGACGATGGTGCCAACATTCAGCACCGCCAGCAACGTCACTGGTCAAGCATTGGGTCCGCTGAACAATGCCTATTTCCAATACTTCGCTACGGTGGTTGCTACAGGCGAAATGCTGCTAGGCGGTGCATTTACTGCCAGCGCGGACCTCTGAGACATGGCGGAATACCAGCAGCTCAACGATCCGATGTCCCGCGGCATCGCCACCACGATCCTCCGGCGTGCTGATAATGCGCACATCCCCGACGATCCGGCGAACCGCGATCGGCAGGAGTTCGATGCCTGGCTGGCTGAAGGCAACACGCCCGATCCGCCTGATCCGCTGCCGGAGCCGCCGCCGCCCGCGCCGCTCGAGCTGGCGGCCGATCCGGTGTCCGACATGGACGCCGCGACCAAGGGCTACGTCGACAGCGAGATCGCCCGAGCGCGCGCGGAAATCCTCTCATCCACGCTGCCAGCAGCAAGGGA